TGCAATAATTAACAAAAAACATAATTATACGTTATATAAATAATGAACATTAAAACCGAATTAAAAAAAACAGAACATGAAGATTATTATGATCTATCTATAAACGGTCTTAAATTAGGTACATGGGAACAAAGCCAAGTAAGGCAACTTATAGAGGATTTAGATAATCTAATACATCATTAAAAAATATATTAAAAAAATATAAAATAATATGCCTTTTGAAAAAGGACATAACAAAGCGACAGGTAGGCCAAAAGGAAGTTCTAATAAGACAACTCAAAAAATAAGAGATGCTTATGCTAAACTAGTAGAAGAGAACTTAGAACAGCTTAAACAGGACTTTTCAGAATTAGAACCAAAAGACAGAATAAAGCTTTATATGGAACTTTCAAAGTATGTTATACCTACATTAAAACAAACAGAATTTACAGGCGACATAGCTCACTCTTTGGATGATTTTGATATATCTGAAATCTATGGCAAAAGTAAAGAAGCATAAATCCCTTTGGAATAACTTAGGTAATGATACCCGATTCTTTATCGTAACAGGTGGTAGAGGCTCGGGTAAATCTTTTGAAATAGGTAGATTTAGCACAATACTATCTTTCGAAAAAGGTCATAAAATATTATTCACTAGACAAACTATGACATCAGCTCACTTGTCTATTATACCTGAATTTCAGGAGAAAATAAATCTATTAGAGTTAAATAATCATTTTAAATCAAATAGAAGTGAAATAGTAAACCAGTCAACAGGCAGCGAAATAATTTTTAGAGGTCTTAAAACTTCATCAGGAGATCAAACAGCGAATTTAAAATCATTGCAAGGAGTAACAACTTGGATATTAGACGAGGCTGAAGAACTTGTTGATGAAAAAGTATTTGATAAAATAAATCTATCAATTAGACAAAAAGGACTTCAGAACAGAGTTATTTTGATTTTAAACCCATCTACTAAAGAGCATTGGATATACAAACGCTTTTTTGAGAGAGCTGGAGTTAGTGAAGGATTTACAGGGATTAAGGGGAACGTTACTTATATACATAGCACTTATTTAGATAATAAAGAAAACTTAGACGATTCTTTTTTAGACGAGGTTGAATACATAAAGAAGAATAATCCTAAAAAATATAAACACGTAATTTTAGGAGGTTGGTTAGATAAAGCTGAAGGTGTTGTTTTTGAAAATTGGAAGTATGGCAAGTTTAACCCTGATGGTTTACAGACTTCATGTGGTATGGACTTTGGTTATACTATAGATCCTGATACATTAACAGAAGTGGCAATTGATAAGTCTAAAAGAAAAATATATTTAAAAGAACATATATATAAAAATGGTTTAGGTGTAGATCTTCTGTCTCAAATGGTATTAAACAAAGTAGGAAAAATGCTAATTATTGCAGATAGCGCAGAACCTAGATTAATTGCTGACTTAAAATCAAGAGGTGTAAACATAAAAGCTGTAAAGAAAGGTGCTATAGAAAGTGGAGTTACTATAATGCAAGACTATGAAATCATAGTTGATCCAGACTCTATTAACATCGGTAAAGAATTAAACAATTATGTTTATGCTGATAAAGGCTCTAAGCTATACGTAGATTCATTTAATCATTCTATTGATGGATCTAGGTATAATATAACATATCACTTAGACAATCCAAACAGGGGTGTATATGATTTAAGGTAACTTTTACAAAAAATAACTTTTTACGTTATATAAACATGAAGATAGAAATAAAAGTACCATCATCTTTAAGTGATATAAAATTATCACAATATCAAAAATTTATTAGAACTACTAAGGATAGTGAAGATGAAAACTATGTCGCTAGGCAAATGGTTTTAATTTTCTGCAATTTAACCGATAATATAGTAGATAAAATGAAGCCTAGAGACTATGAATCTATAGTTGAAGATTTAACAAACGTATTGACACAAGATGCAGAATTAGTTACTAAGTTTGAATTAGATGATGTTGAGTATGGTTTCATACCTAATTTTGATGATATAACCGTAGGAGAGAAAGCGGACATTGATACTTTCTATAAAGATTTAGACACGTTAGATAAGGCTATGGCTGTAATGTATAGACCAATTACATTTAAAAACAAAAGCACTTATTTAATTGAGGATTATGAAGGTAAAGGAAGCTCTTTAGATGTTACATTAGACGTTGCTTTTGGTGCTAATGTTTTTTTTTCAACTTTAACGAACGACTTAATGAATTATATCCAGAACTGTATAGCGGATCAAGCGGTTCAAAATCCGAAAGTATCGCAAATTTTAGCAAAAAATGGTCGTGGTATTCAAGCATTTATGAACTCGCTGGAGGGAATGTTTTCAAGTTTAACCAAGCTACAAAACTTAAGCTACACGAAGCATTAATATTTTTATCTTTTCAAACTGAAAAAAACAAACTAGAAGCCGAACTACTTAAAAAGAGATAATGAGTTATAATTTACTAATAGAAACACTTAAAGAAACGTTTGAAAGCGATGACATGGTATCAACCGTTATAACTGGAGATACGACAGAAGTAGATAATTATAAGAAAAACCTTTTTCCATTAGTTCATATTGACGTACAAAGTTACGCTCCTATTTCAGATATAAACAACACATCTATGGTTAATTACAACGTAACTGTTACAGTTGTAGATATAAGAGACGTAAACAAAGAAGAGGATAGAGATAAATTTTGGAAAAACGACAATAGGCATGATAACTGGAATACAACAGCACATATACTAAGAACTGGTGAGGTTAAAATGATTAAGGAGACTTACGGTGAAAATGTTAGTTTAGTTTCACAAGGTACTGCTGAACAGTTAGAAGTTGTTAGAGAAAATAGATTAGATGGTTGGATTCAGGATTGGGTTGTTTCTGTTCCTGATATATACGTAAAAGCGTGTGATGAGTAAACTATATAAAGAACATACTGAAGAGGCTTTAAATGAGTTCTTAAAAGCCGTTATAACAAAGTCTAAAAAGAACTTAGAAAAACAAGGCATTAACGCTAGTAAGACATTAAGCAATAGTTTTAAAAGCTTAGTTAATGTTTCTAAAAATAGTATAGAAGCAAGTATTGACGCTGAAGACTATTTGCCATTTATAGATAGAGGTGTTAAGGGTGTCAAAGGTGGTAGTTCGTTGAGTGGTTTTAGATATACAAATAAAAAACCTCCAGTTAGATTTTTACAAACGTGGTTAAAACAAAAAACAGGGAAGTTTAGACAAAAGAACCAAAAGAGTATAGCTTTTGCTATTCAAAATAAAATATATAACTATGGTATTAAGCCAACAAGATTTTTTACTGACCCTTTTGAACAAGAGTTTAAGAATTTGCCAGATGAGTTAATAGAGGCTTATGGTTTAGACGTAGAAGAATATATAAAATTAGTATTAGATGCCGACATTTAGCGAAATAACAATAGAGTTTTTAGTTGATTTTGAAGATGATTACCAATTAGGAATATCTTACAATGATAATGGTGCAATTTCAGCACAGCTTTTTACTTGGGTTGCGTCAAGGTCTGCTGCTTTTGAGGTTACAACAGGAACACCAACAGGAACAGCAGGAGAAACAACAGCTACAAATTTCGAGACATCCTATGATTTAGACAATCCAACTAACTTTATAACAACCAGGACAACGAACTCATTAGTTATTCAGTCAGAGGTTGAAGGGTTTGATTTTATTAGTGTTAGGTGTTCAGATGAAAACGGGGATGGACTAATAGCAGGAGATGATTTTAATATTACATTTTCTAATTATGTTCCACCAGTAGATAACTCTAATATAGAATTTGCATTAGTTAGATCACCTCATTATGTGAATATACCTTTTAATTTTGAAACAACAACTTCAACAAGTATAGATTTGTATGTTTGGGATGGTGATTTAAATACATTACCAACTGATATTACTTATGAATTAACAATACCTAGACCCTCAATTAATTTTGCTGAGTTTAACGTTGATTTGTCTAAATTAGTTCAAGAGCAGATAGAATCAGCACCTACTATTGACCTATCATCTACTACACAAATAGTAGATAGTACGGATGATTCAGTTAAATGGATTAGATATACAGCGTCTTATACTGATCCAATAGAAACGATAGCAGATATAGAAGGAACTTTTGCAGGCGTTGATGGTTATGGTTTATATTCTGAAGGAGTAAATCCAACAAAACCATCTAATAATATATTAACAGATGTTGTTAATAGAAAAGTTTCAAGAGATGGATTTATATTGTTACCATTTGTAAATAACGGATCAATAACATCAATAGAAATTGATAGTAAGACAGGTCAAATCGATGAAACGGAGACTATTACTTCAAGTGATTTAAGTACGGATATAATTCAGTATTTAGAAGTAGATGTTAGTCAAGCTTCAACAGATACAAGTATAACCGTTACTTTTTTGCCTGATGGAGATATTGTTCGATATGAAGTTATAGATGAATGTAGGTACACACCAATAAATGTAGTGTTTAAAAATAGATACGGTGCTTACGAGAATTTAACATTATTCAAAAAGAGTAATAGTTCTTTATCAGTTGAAAGTGATATGTTTATTAATAACTATGTCTCTTCAGGTGTTTACAACGTAACTAAACATCAACATCAAAAGATAAACGTTTCATCTAAAAGGTTAATTAAAGTTAATAGTGGCTACATAAACGAACAGGAGAATACTTTATATGAACAATTATTAAATAGCGATAAGGTGTTCTTTTATCAAGGAGGTAATTTAATTCCTGTTAATGTAAAAACATCTAACATAGAATTTAAAACAAGAGTTAACGATAGCTTGGTTAATTATGAGTTGGACTTTGAATATGCATACAATATAATTCAAGATGTATAAAAAAAAGACGTTGAAAATAAAATCAACGCCTTTTAGCTATTAACCAATCAATGAAAAAAACTAACTCTAACACGAATATAGTAAAAATATTTTAATACGCAAATGATTACTGAAGTTTTTATAGAAGGAGAAAAAATAGACTTATTCGACGATGAGACGATAAGTGTTACTCAGTCTGTTCAAGATGTAAAAGATATATCTAAAATATTTGCGGATTATTCACAGTCTTTTAATGTTCCAGCGTCTAAGAATAACAATAGAATATTTAAAAACTATTACAATCAAGATATTGATGGTGGTTTTGACGCTAGAACTAGAAAGAATGGTTTAATAAACATTAACACAATACCTTTCAAGACTGGTAAAATACAACTAAACGGAGTTAAGAAAAAAAACGGTGTTCCTAGTCAATATAATATTACATTTTATGGAGATGTAATAAAGGTTAAGGACTTAATAGGAGACGATAAGTTAAACTCTTTAGATTGGTTGTCAAACTTTAACCATGATTACACTTCGTCTAATGTGTTAACAGGATTAACCGATGGATTAGATTTTACAGTTGATGGTGTTGCATACAATAGAGCAGTTATTTATCCTTTAATATCTTATTCTAGGCAGTATTTTTACAATAGTAATATAAGTGACACAACATCCACAGACACATTAGTTAATATTGCTTATGATGCCACTAGATCAGATGGAGTTGGGTTTGACGAACTTAAACCAGCAATAAAATTAAGTTTGATAATTCAAGCTATAACAGAAAAATACGGTATTAACTTTGTAGGTGGGTTTTTTGATTCTCAAATATTTAAGGATATTTATGTTAACCTAAATAAAACTACTGATTCACTAGCTAACGGTTTTTTAAGGTATGAAGATTTAGATTTAACTATTTCGGAAGAAGATAACGATTTTAATAGATTAGTTTATGGAACTACAATAACGCCTGCGTCTGGTTTTGAAAATACTCCTTATAAGGTTGTGTTGAAAAT